AGGTCATAATCCTACTATCAACCGGGTCAGAATCATTCGTGAGCTTTGTGAACTGAGGGATGTAATACACCTTAATAGTATCAGTTGCTGTTGGATCAGGGAGAAACTCTATAGAGTTACCCCGAATAGCATACTCATAATTAGCGTATCCTCTGTGGTTGTATCGGCCTTCGTCATTCTTAAAAATGTTTCGATCTGAGAATTGACTTCTCTTTACTCGAACAGCATCCGAACCCTGAATAGCGTCTACCCCAAGGAGCTTGTAAAAGTTCTCGAGACTGATTGCAGAAAACTCATAGGTTGACTGGTCAGAGACGAGAGAGAATGAAACAGAGGACACAAAGTAGTCCTCATATTTCATTACAAGAATATCGTACAACTCGGCGAGACCGTTGTTAATGTAATCACTAACTTCTTCATCCGTAAAAAAGTTGTTACCAACGGCATCAACCTTTCTTCTGGCTCTGGTTTTAAGCTCGCCAAGGGTAGACATTACAGCTCCATGTCATCTTCTGGCATAGGCATTGGGCCCATGGTGTGAATGTCGATAGCGTCGCGAAGAGCGTCTGCAAAAGCAGCAGAGTCACCAGACCCCATAGCGCTCATCAATGCTTCAGCCGCGTTTCCAAAAGCCTCGTCCTGCGAGCCTTCTTCTTCTCCCATTTCCTCTTCCGGTTTTTCACCGCCAAGGATTAGGGCAACAGATGATTTCGGCTTCATATCTGCTCCTAAAGGATTGGGGGCCGAAGCCCCCTCTCCAAAACTCATTACGTATCTCGTGAAAGAACCGCAATAAAGTGTACTTCAATATCAGCAGTGTTGGCGTCAATTGCAGCTGCATCGTCAACCAAGTGGATGACAAGGCTTCCGCCGGCAGTATCAGCAGTTACACTGTGAGACTTAATAACCGCACTGATTGCCTCATTGCCCGCTGGCGTTGCGTTAAGCAACGTTGCAGTGGCGCTAATGATGCCGTCATACTCACGGTCAAAAGTAATTGTATAGGTTCGACTGGATTCAGAAACGCTAAATCCGTCACCACGAATGGTGCTCAAACCGTTGTTAAAAGAACCAGCAACAATCACAGGACTGGTGCTGCTCTGCATAGATTCAGGAAAACCCATAACCTACTCCTTTATGCCAGCGCGATGCGGCAGTTGTAGCCAGGAGCCGTGCAGAGCACGTTTCCATAGTAACCCCAGCGGTATTCTACACCATCTTCTGAAGCTTGTCGGATGCCCTTCAAGCCGTCAAAGTCAAGGAGACGAGGAGCTGCACCAAGTGACTTAAGCTTCCAGGTATCCATTTGGAGGAGATAACCAACATCAAGAGGGCAGTTGTGATCAGCATACACATCAACCAAGCCAGTAGGCGTAGCAATTGTGATGCTTGAAAATCCCATTGTACCCGCAGTATCGCTGCCGGTATAATTTCGGTTAGATCCAGAAGTTGCAGCAATTGCATGCTTTCCTTCAAGGTCTAACGCAAGCTGAGCCCAATCAGTTGGGTTCATAAACAATGCGTCAGGGCGTCCGCCTTCGCGAGCAACTCGCGTTGCACCCTTAATGATTGTTTCATGAACAGTGCTGTTGAAACTTTCTCGCTGACCACCAAGACGTTGCTTGTCTAGTGTACGATCTACACCAAAAAACGATGAAGATGTAACACTCTCAGGAAGCCAAGCATCAATGCCGGCCATCTTGATGTTAGCCCCGCCATTGGCAGCATCACCTTCAACATACAGAAAATCATCTGCTGTCAAAGAAGGAATACCAACTGTGAGGTTAACGTTAGTTGTTAAAGTATCGCTATCGCGGTCTACTGCTACAACCTCAAGAACGCCTGAATAAAGAGCGCTACCATCAGTGGCACTTGCTTTTAGGCGCATACCAACTTCAAAGTTAACTCCGTGACCAGTAGCAAGCGCAAGCGCTGTACCGCCACCAGTAATAGAGCCTGCACATTGACCAACTGCACCAGTGCCGCTTCGGTAGATGTCTCGGCCCATGGTTCGCGCAAGAGCGTGAAGGGCTGAGTCAGTCTTTGCCTTAGCAACATCGAGCAGAGAACCTTCGCTACCATCAGCAGCAAGCAGTGTCTCGTTGTCAACGCTAACCACTGCGTAGTCCTTAACTCGAGTAACTACAAAGTCCTCAAGCTTAGTACCGCTGCGGTTGTTTTGAGCAGTCTGAAAGTTAGCACTACGGCCTTGAGTCATTCCGTACTCAACGGCGAATGTTGCGTTGCGTCCAGGAAAGGTTGTTTCCTTTGGAATCATCGCAAGTAGCGGGTTGTTTTTGTATACAAGGTTTTCGACCTTCTTATACGGGTACATGTGCTTCATGGCCGCATCGAAGTTCGTCAAGTTAAAGGAAGCCATTGCTTCACTCCTTTCTTACGTGAATAGCTTGTTCTTATACATGTCTTTGATTTGCTCAAAGGTCAGATCTTCACTTGCCGTTCTCGTTGGTTGTTCGTTCCATTTGGAGGACAGAGTGGCTTGTGGTCCCTTCACTTGTTGGCTTGCTATAGATGGGTGGTAGCGTTGAAACTTTTCAATGATCTTTGGATCGTTGTAAAAAGATTCTTCATTCTTCTTCAAGGCTGTTTCAAGCTTTGAAAATGCTTCTTCTACGGATAACTGCTCCCCAGTGTCCCTGTAGTGCTCTCCCATGCCTTTTGCAATTTCTTGAGCGCTTAAGGACTCCACCACTAAAGGGTAAGACTCTTTATTGCTTTCTCGAAATCCATCAATGGTTGAAACAAACTTACTTATGGCCACTTGTTGTTTTTCTTTTTGCGACTTGAGCTGTGCTTGCTCGTCTCTTTTAGCTAACTCTGCCTTAAGCTTAGCCAACTCCATCTGAGTTTTTTCGATTTTTGAACTATCGTTTTCTTGGATAGCAGCCCCAAGAGCTGATTGAGCAAGGTTCTTTTGAAAGGTAAGTGGATCAATGCCCTGTTCTCTTAAGAACTTGTTTGGGTCAGATCGCAACATCTCTTGCTGGCTTTGAAGACGCTTCAACTGCTCAGCTTGTTTTCTGCTCTCTATCTGCTGTTTTTTTAGCTCAATCTCATGAGCTCTTTTTTGGCGGTCTCTTTTAATTTTTTCGAGAAACTCTTTTCGCTTCTCCTGAGTTGGCTCAGTCTGATCAGTTTGCTCGGGCGAAGCTTCAACTGATGGCATTTCCTGCTGAGGGTCCTCACTAAAGATGCCAAAGCTTTCTGGCATTTCAGGCTCGGAGGAGGTTTGCGGAGTTGCTTCAACCTGTGCAACCTCTGGCGTTGGTGCTGGTGCTGATTCTGCTGAGTCTGTCATTCATATCTCCTAGATAGGTAACCCTTGCGGAGGACCTGGTGGAGGTGCGCCTGGAGCGCCTCCCGGTGCAGGTCCTTGTGGTAATGCTGGAATCCCAGGTGGTCCCATTGGGGCCATTCCTGGCATTTGTGCTGGCGGCTGAGAGATTGAAATGAGGGACTCGGCTTGCGAAATCCACCTTCTCAACATCTCCATTCTTTCTTCTGGAACCTTGTTTAACATCGCAAGGTTGTATGCTTGCTGAAATCGAATGATTCCGTATTTCAGATTCATGTATGGCTCAGGAGAAATATAATTCCCCTTTTCAATAATCTCTTCGATGGCCATATCAAGAACTTCAATATGGGCATTCTTCAGTTTATTGGCCTGCTCAAGGTCTGGAAAATCAAGCAAGTGGTGAGCTTCCTCTTTTGAGAATAGCCCATTCATGGTCATCTCAGTAACAGACGCAAGTTTTGCAGCAGGAGTCTGAGGAAGAGACCCGATAGGCTTAATTTGCATTACGTATTGATCGTCTTCGAGCTTAACATCGCCCCAAGAAATTTTATCAAGGCCTGACTTAGAGTCGAAGCTCATTGAAACATAGGGAGAGTCCGAAGAGTGCAGGTCTCGAACTAGATCAATAATACGCTCAGCAGCATCAATAAAAAGCTGCTCATAGGCCTGACCAACAACCATGAATCTTTCGGACTCAATGTCAGAAAACTCTCGAAGAGCTCGCCCTGACTCCAGGCCAACTGGCTTTTTAGATTGGGCTGATAGTTGAGAGATCCCAGTCATTTCGTAAGCGCGGGAAACAAGTCGGTCAAGGTGGGCAAACATCTCACCAGAAACAGCCCGAGGAACAAAGAATTGTGGTGGCGTTCCCCTGTACTTAATTGCACCCCAAATCTTGTTATTCAGATGAGACTGCACAATCCGGCTAGTGTCTTCAATAAAGACTTTGGGCGTAGCCAAGTGCATTTGCTCTTGGATTCTAGCTAGGAGCTTATTGATCTCAACCTGTATTCCCTTAACCTCTTTTGCCAGACCGTGACCCCAGTAAGAATGAGGGTCTTCGGTCCAGCGAACAAATACAAAAGGAAAATGGTCTTTATTGTATTCGTCATCAAGTAAGACGGTATTCTCCGTACAAATCACATGACGACCATCAGAGGCTTCTGGCCCTGAAGGAAGATGCCACGCTTCGTGGCACAATATCATATCGCTATCACGGTAATCCTGATCAGCCGTCCCTTCTTCTTCAGAGAACGACTCGGATAAAATATCCTGCTTTTTCTCGGGGAACATTTCAGCAAGAACGTGCTTTGATACTTTTTTCGTCTGAAACAACTGACGAGGCATAGCGCCAAACTCAGACTCATGATGGTCGATAGTGAGTTCATAAAGAGGAACTCGCTCAATCTTAACTTTGCCAAACTCAGTAAAAACCTTGATGGCACCAGTCCCAGTAATGCACGAATCAAGAAAAGCCTTTTGAGCTAACTGGTAAATTTTCAGAGTATAAAACTGGCCCTGAATAAATTTGTTAAAACTCTTAGCTCTTTTTTTCTGAGAGAAGTCACCGCCTTCAGTAAGGAAGCTAATAGCTGGCTTGTGCTTTGCTATTTTTGCAGTAGCGGCTTGGCAAATAGAGTGGATGATGTTGAAGGTTAAGCGCGGCTGGCGCATTAAAGAGTAGTTAGCTGCTCCGTAGTGAGATCTGCCCGGAAGAGGTTGCCCATTATAGAGACCAGCATGCGTTAGGGTTTCGGCATAAAAGATATCTTGCTCGTCTCGAAGGACAGAGACAAACTTGGATATTTGAGAGGCAGCATTGTCTTCTTCAGATTGCCACCAAAACTTACTCTCGAATATGCCGTAGGCCATTATGGATCACCAGCGCTCCAGTGCAGGTAGTCTGTTTCAGAAAGCCCTAAATCATCAACGGGCTCGCTCATTACAGACTGCCTTGGATTTTTTTCATAGTCCGAAAAGTCAAAATCCTTTTGCTCAGAAGTTTCGGCAGGAATTAAGTTAACAACTCCTCCAAAACAGATTTCAACTTCCGAATCCTTGTATCTGCTAACTCCGTGCTCGCTTAACATTTTAAGCATACTTTTTAGCTTTTTTGTAGACGGTGCGGCCTCACTCATTGCTTTGCTCCTAATTCACCCAGAGATCAGACTCATCTATGCCCTCTCCCCATAGGTCTGGATCATAGTCGCTTTTGCCATCTTTCTCAAGTAAAGCATCGGCAATCCGCTCCTCAAGTCTCTCAAAGTAGGCACTTGAGCCTTTTTCCGGCTCCATAACGGGACTTTCATGCAGAAAGTGGCGACTTTCTGTCCAGGCATAGAGCGCTGCGTCAGAAAGGTGGTTGTCAAATCTACGGTCTTCAGCCGTCTTGGATTTGTTGTATTGGAGCTTGTCCCATTCCTGAAGTAGCTCCATCCCTACCGCAACCTTGATTGTTCCGTTCTTTAGGTCCGAATTCATAAGCTTAATCATCCCAAGCTTGTCTTGAGTCTTTTTGGCAGCTTTGACCGGAAGGCCAGAGCGCTGCTTAAATGTCTCGAGAAGCATTTTCGATGAACCGCCCCCGGTATCCATTACGATAGAGGAGAAGTTGTAATCCCTCATAAAGGCGTGGATTTTCTCCTCAACTTCAGAGGTCAGCATTTTGGTCTGTTTGTATTCATCAACAAAATACAGATAAGGTAAGTCTGGGGACCAAGCAGCCACAACGAAGGCGGTCGCGTCATGATAACCGAGATCGATTCCGAGGACGAATTCCCAGTCGTTGCTTTCGGGGGTATCCTTAAGCAAATTGTCGTCACCATACTCATAGACGATATCTTGATTATCTCTGACCCAGAGTCCCAGATACTCGCGCTTGTAGGAGGCGTCACTTGGGTCAAGGATCCCATTTTTGATGTCAGCCTCTATGGATCTGACGGCGTGTGTCATGTGGGGGTTGTTTTTAACTGTCCAGCGGTGAACTGAAAAGTTGTACTTGCTCTTTTCCGTAATATCGTAAAAGAAACCAGTACATGCGCTATTTGGCGTTGAAATAAGAACAAGGCTCCCATCCCTATCTAAAAGGGCAGGGGTAAGAACCTCGTTGACGAGCTCGCGCAGGTTGATGTTAAAAAAGGCGGCCTCGTCAAGAACCGCCAAAGAAAATGCCGCACCGCGTAATTTATCTACGTCGCTAGCATCGTTTGCCCCGGTAAACATAATCTGAGAGTTGTTGGGAAAAGTTGCAACAAGATCTGCATTGTTAAACTTTATGCCGATTCTAAATCTCTGGTCAGCCTCTTTGAGAGAGCGCCATAAAATACGTTTAGCGGCCTCGCGAGTACGAGCAATGTAAACGCACATAGTACCTTCATTCTCCAAGGCCTCCTTTATGAGATAACGCCCTGCGGCATAACTCTTTCCACTTCTTCGACTGCAGATAGCAGCCTTTCGCCTAGAAGGATCAGCAATGAAGTCATACTGCTCTTTGAACAAATTCTTTGTCATATTGAGCATACGACTGTGCTCAGAGCGCCTTTGAGCCGCACCCTTAGCAGGAGACGCTGACTGGGTGCGAACAACAAAGGCTTCGTAGAGCTCGCGGCTGGTGAGCGTTATTGAAGGGAGCTTTGGCTTAGCCATAGGAGACGCCTTCGGGCAATTCTTCGTGGTATTCCCTACGGCTATCTTCGGTTGTCAGAATATTAAAAATGCAGGCAGGGAGCAGGTTGCTCACAAAGCGAGTGTGCCATTTTCCTCGAGCGTTCATTTTCTGCATGTGAAAAGACCAAAAGGAGCAAAACACCGGAGAGTTTCTATTCCTCTTTCTCTCAGGATAGACATGAGACAAAAGCTTGTAGCCAATGCCGTTTCCTCGAAGGTTTTTTTTAACAAAC